TTTACAGAAATGTAATCCTAATTTACCTGTATATGCATATTATGATGATGACATTCATGAAGTGTTAATGGTTGATGACAGCATGGATGATAGAATTGACTTGAACGTAGAGCAAGAAGATTGATAACAGAAATAGAAAAAAAGAGAGATAAGTATTTAGTATACATGATAAGGAGGTATGGCGTGGGTAAATACAAACAGTATATACAGGAGAAAGAAAACAAACAGTGGTATGCTATACAGAAGATGTGTTTAGAAAGCGAAGCTGTAGAGGAAGTTTTACAATCTTGTGATGAGCAGATGACAAACGGTAAGATGTTTCTACCGACAGGATATTCATGGAGTGAATTTGAGGATGATGTCAGAGAACTTTGGCAAGAAGTATGGTATGACAAACAACAGGAGGCAAGGAATGAGTACGAACAAGAACAAGATAACAATTGACTTTGACGAGTCATTTTACGAACAGCGATTGATTGAAATACTTGGTGACACAAAGCTAACACCGTTTCAATTAGGATTGATTAAAGACTACTATAAGATTGCATACAGGCAAGGTGAGAATAAAGGTACTGACACTATGTTGAGGAGGTTTGGTTATGCTAATCAGAAGACATCAAAACCGTAGATTTAACAGATTATCCTATATGGCAAATGACGGTAAAGCGAAGGCTGTACTGAAGAAGTATCTAATCAGCAGAGACCATAAGGTTACAAGCGATACAGAAAATTATTCATGGGACTTGTCGACCCTAACACCATCTGGCTGTGTGAGTTTCTGGGAGGTAGAAATTAAAAATCAATGGGGTAAGGTATGGAATGACAATTGGAAAGAGGTTAGGATACCACAGCGTAAACAAAGATTGATTGACAAATTTTACCACGAGACAAATAATGCAAAAGAGTTTGCACAGGATAATAACTTGCCTGAATTTATCAAACCATATCAGCTGACATTTGTCGTACTGAACAGACATTTGGATCAAGGGTGGTTTATTCCACATGATGTATTAGAGATAAGTCCTGTACAGACTATACAGAACTCACGGCATGTGGACGCACCACATTTGAAAGAACCGTTTTTTCATGTGGATGTAAAACATAAGGACATTACTAAATTACAATTGGACAGGATTGATGATTAACAAAGGTTTATTTTCTAGTAACAGCAACGAGTGGTACACACCAAAAGACTTGTTTGACAAGCTACATAAAGAGTTTCAATTTACACTTGATCCGTGCTGTACAGAGTCTTCTGCACTGTGTGATAAATACTATACAGCAGAAGATGACGGATTACAACAGGATTGGTCTGACGACACTGTGTTTATGAACCCTCCATATGGTAGGGCAATCAAACATTGGGTAGAAAAAGCCTATACAGAAAGTAAAAGAGGTGCGACAGTGGTGTGTTTAATCCCTGCTAGGACAGACACAGCGTATTGGCATGATTACTGTTTCAAGGGAGAAGTAAGGTTTTTGAGAGGTAGACTAAGTTTTTCTAACAAAGGTACAGCACCGTTTCCGTCTGCTGTTGTGATATTTAGAGGTGACAAGTGAAGTGTTATAATTGCCATACAGAACTAATCTGGGGTGGCGATCACGATTGTGAAGATGATGAGGATCATGAGATAGTGACAAATTTAACTTGTCCACAGTGTGAGGCATTTCATTTAGTATATTGGGGTAAGAGAGAGAAGGATGAACAAGGCGAGAGACAGAAGATTAAAAGCAACAGGTAAGTGGTTTGCTAAACAGCAAAAAAAGAGTTTATGGACTAATCATATTTTTCCTGTACTGTTAGTTATTAGTTTAATATTGCTGTTGGTGAACATATGAAGGATAAAGGAGTAAATATAAATGGTTACATTGATGCTATGGCTGTGCAGGAGGGTGTTACAATGCGTAGTGACTGTCCTGTCTGTGGTCACAAAAACAGTTTTAGTGTTACAAATATGGGTAACAGCGTTATTTATAATTGTTTTTATGCTGATTGCGGAGTTAGTGGTAAGGTTAGGCACGGCTTACTCTCTTCTAATAGACTGCATCAGGAAAAGAAAAGATTAAATTTAAGTATGTACAGGCAATATTTTGTACCTATCACTAGGTCAAATAAAGCTGTACAGTATATTAGAGATAACAATATATATCATGCGTACTCCCAAAAGTTGGTAAGTCTAGAACATGATGTTCGAGAGAACAGGGTGGTGTTTCTCATATATGATGCTGACAATATTTTGTTAGATGCTGTCGGTAGATCCTTGACAAATAAAAAACCAAAGTGGAAGCGGTATTGCTCAAGTCGAGTGCCATTCGTGACAAATAATAAAAGCGACACTTGTGTGATTGTTGAAGATTGTGCATCTGCCTGTGCAGTAACACAAGCGGGTGTCGTTGGTGTCGCACTGATGGGGACAAACTTGGTTGACAATTATATTTCTTACATTAAGAAGTTTAAAACAGCAATCGTTGCCCTTGACAAAGATGCAAGTCAAAAGTCACTGACAATTGCTAAAGAGTTGTTTGCACATATGTCTGTACATAATCTTTTTATAGAAACTGACATTAAAACATGGGACACTGACAAAATTAACGAGAGATTCAGAGTGTATAGTTCATGACAATAGAGAGACAATTACTAGCACACTGTTTAAAAAGAGACTTCTATCATGAAGTAAATGACATTATAGGAAAGGAGATGTTTGCCAATGGAGTGGGTACTATATTCGATACTATTGCTCATGCTCACGTAAAGTATGACAGCGATTTGTCTGTAGAGGAACTTGTTAACTTACACAGAGACAAGTTCCCTGCAATGCCAGATAGCAGTCGTGATATGATAGAGGAAGTAATTAGAGATTTAAAAAACTATACAGGCAATTCAGAATTAGCAAAAGACTTGGTGATAAATTTCTGGAGAAGAAACCAAGCACACGAGATAGGATCAAAAGCGACTGACATTTGGTTAGGTCACAATGGTGACTATGTTGGACTGCAAAACTTAGTTGACAAATTGATTGACAAACAGCCTGCGGATGACAGTAATTTTGTAAGAGTGGATGACAACGTGTCAGAATATTTAGAAAGCTGTGATAAGGGGTTTGACTTTCAGTTTGAATTAGCACCGTTGCGTGACAAAATCAATGGTGTAGGCAGAGGCAATTTAGGTATTATCTTTGCTAGGCCAGAGACTGGTAAGACAACTTTCTGTACATACTTAGTGTCTGAATATATCAAACAAGGGTATAAGGTAGCGTACTTTGCAAATGAAGAACCGGGAAGAATGGTGAAGGGTAGAATCTTTTGTTCCTATTTAGGCAAAACAGTCAGTGAGTTACGAGAAGGTGTTAAGAGAGCAGATGAGGTGTACAGCAACGAAATCAAACCAAAGCTGTCCTTGTTAGAGGGTAGACAGATTTCTATATCGGAGATTGACAAGTTTGTTGAGTCTCATAAACCTGACATTATTTTTGTAGACCAGCTTGATAAAGTAAGTATTAATGACAACTTCACAAGAGTGGACGAAAAACTAAGAGCCATTTATGAAACATCCAGAGCTATAGCAAAGAGAAGAGACTGTATGGTATGGGCAGTATCACAGGCTAGTTATGAAGCACATAACAGACAGGAGATAGACTTTGGCATGTTAGAAAACTCCCGTACAGGCAAAGCCGCTGAGGCTGACATAATTATAGGCATAGGCAAGAATTTTGGAGAAGAAGAAGATTACATACGACATTTGTGTGTGAGCAAAAATAAACTGACAGGATGGCATGGGGTAGTCACTTTCAGAATAGACATAAAGAAAGCGAGGTACATCCCATGATTACAGTATTAGATGTAGAGACAACATTTAAAGTGTTGGCAGATAAGAAGACAGACGCTGATCCACATACAGGAAACATGTTGGTGTCTGTAGGTTATGATTGTGAAGGCGAGAAGAATTACTTATGTTTCTACCATGATAGCAGACCACCTACTGATAATGCAAAAGATACTCTACAGGCTGTGTTGGATAAGACCACGCTGTTGGTAGGACACAACATAAAGTTTGATTTGAAGTGGTTACGTGCATGTGGCTTTGTATATACAGGCAGAGTGCATGACACTATGATTTGTGAGTATTTGATAAACGGTGGTAGTAAAGTGCCATTGTCTTTGAAAAAATGTTGTGAGAGGTACGCACTCTCGCCAAAGAAAACAGACCTGACTGAAAAGTATCTACAGGATAAAATATCTTTTGAGAAGATACCATGGCCTATTGTTCAAGAGTATGGTGAGGCAGATGTAAAAGTGACTAAAGAATTGTATGAAGCACAGCTTGACAATATGCCTAAGAGATTAAAAGCCACATTAGAATTATCAAATGAAATGTGCGATTTACTTACAGATATGGAGCTTGCTGGTATACAGATTAGTAGACAGAATTTATTATCAATTAAAGAAGAGTATACAGAAGAGATTAAAAGATTAGAATCATTCTTAACTAGCGAAGTCAAACGTGTGATGGGCGATACAGAAATTAATTTGGACAGCAGTGAAGATAGATCACGAGTGATATTCTCACGAGAGGTTGTAGATAAGAAAAGATGGGCTATGATATTTAATCTTGGTTATGAAGATCGAGGTAACAGCAGACGTAAAAAGAGACCGAAGAGAATGACCTCTGCTGTCCTATCACAGAATTTAGCTAGACAGACACGATTGCTGTACAAGACTAAAATGGAATCTTGTAATAAGTGTGGTGGTTCTGGTTATTTCTATGCTATGAAAAAAGACGGCACTATTGGTAAGCAGAGAAGAATATGTAAAGCCTGTAGAGGTAAGGGTGTGGTGTACATCAGGCAGAAAGAGATAGCTGGTTTCAAAATGAACATTAACAGTGTAGATGATATTACTGTACATGGTTTCAAGACGGATAAGTTGATGATTGACAAACTGGTTTCATCCGCAAATTCTCAACAAAAAATTTTCGTGGAATCTTACAGTCGCTATAATGCTATCAAGACATACTTAAAAACTTTCATAGATGGTATTGAAAGAGCAATGGATGGTAAAGATAAGATACATCCACAGT